GTTTATATTTGCACCGCCCGAGGAAGCCATCATCAAGGCCCAGGACACCGCCAAGTATGTAACCCTGCAATCCGAGATGGAAGGCAAGTGGAAGGAAGTTCAGAAAGCTCTGAGGGGTCCGGCCCGATGGATTGTGCCGTTCTACAAGACACCAACAAACGCAATCTTGTACGTTTCCGAGCGGTCACCGTTTGCCCGAAGGACAAAGCGTTACCAGGCAGCCATCGAGGCGGGCGGTGCTGAAGCGGCAAAGGCAAAAACCCGCATGGCACTCGGGATGGCTACATTTGCTGCACTGGGCTGGGAGTATTCCGCCGATAACATCACCGGAGGAATTTCATCTGACAGCCGTGTTCGGGCGGCGTATCTGCGCCAGGGCATCAAGCCCTATTCGGTCAGGATTGGCGACGAGTGGGTCAGCTATAACGTGATTGAGCCGGTGTCCACCATCATCGGAATTGTGGCGGACGCAATGGAAATAATAAACCATCCCGATACTGATGAGCGCGAGGTCCATGAAATAATTACAGGTGTAGCAGGCGCCATTGGCTACAACATGACAAACAAAACCTTTATGGCGGGCATTGCCAAGTTTCTCGATGCCATCCGCGATCCGCAACGGCGGCTGCCAAGTTTCGTAAAACAGTATGTAGGTTCGGCTCTGCCAGGCAGCGCGGCCATTAATGAAATACGCAAACTGAATGACGATCTTCTGCGTTTCAAGATCGATTTACTGGACCCCATGCTGGCAAAGCTTCCAGGGGGCTCTGAATTTCTGGGAATTAAACGCGATCTCTGGGGGCGTCCGATTGCCGAGCATCGTTTTCGCAGTCCCTACAAGCCTAATGAACGGGACAAAGAAATTGCACGGCTCAGACTGCCGATTAATGATCACCCGAAAAACTGGGACAAGGATATTGAGTATTCAATCGAGGAGCGTGATTTCGTTCACAAGCGTGCTGGCGAACTGTCTGCCAAGGCCATCGATTCCTACATGAAGACAAAAGAGTTCAAGGATTTTCAAAAGATCAGTATTGCCACCGGCGATCCGCTGGCACGCGATCAGATCAAGATTGCGTTCAGAGCGGAAATTAACAAGGCGCGTGAATTTGCAAAAGAGGATCTGCTAAATCATCCCGAGCTTGGACCTGGCATCAAAGCCAAACTGCAGGAACAATTCGAGGAAAGGGAAAAGAAGATTCAGGCTTATGAGAAACGGAAGGCAATGCAATGACTGTATCAACGACCACAATTAAAAATTCATATTCGGGCAATGGCAGCACGACCGCCTTTGCTTATACGTTCAAGGTCTTTGCCAGCACCGAGCTGAAAGTCTTTATACGGGTCAACGCAACTGGAGTTGAAACATTAAAGGCCGAAGGCACCGGCTCAACAAATTACGGTGTCTCGGGCGTTGGTGAAACCGGCGGCGGCAATGTGACATTTGTAACTGCTCCAGCTTCCGGCGAGACAGTCGTTATCATCCGCGACACGGCCCTGACACAGCTCACCGACTACCAGCCAGCTGATCCTTTTCCCGCAGATTCACATGAAAATGCATTAGACAAACTGACGAACATTGCCCAGGAACTGTCGGAGGAAATGGATCGCACGCTAAAGGTGTCGAAGACCACCTCGATTACGACGCCGGAAATTACTGCGGATGCTGCAACGCGGGCAAACGCATTCCTGGTTTTCAGCTCGGATGGTGAGAGCCTGACAACATCGACTTCAGCTGCTACGCAGCATCTGGGAACAGATGGATCTGCGTCCCTGCCGTACTACAGTTTTACAAGCGACCCAAACAGCGGCTGGTTTCGTATAGGGGCAGACAATGTCGGTCTGAGCCTCGGCGGCACAAAGCGCGTTGACTATGGAACTGCTGGCATGGCTGTCACCGGCACCATCACCAGCTCGGGCATATTAAGCGTTGACGACACCACGGATACAACCAGCGGCACCTCCGGCTCGATCCACACCGACGGCGGTGTAGGCATTGCCAAGAAACTGTTTGTCGGCGGCGTGACAACCGTTGGCGACGACATTGTCAGCGATACCGACAGCACTGACGATTTGGGTACAACCAGCGTCAGGTGGGCCAACTTATGGGTTGATGCAATTACGACCACAGCCAACCAGACTGTCGGCGGCAATCTCACTGTTACCGGCAACCTCACCATCAACGGAACAACCGTTACCAATGATGCGACCAACCTGCTGGTCAAAGATCCGCTCATCGGGATCAACAATGGTGCGTCATCCAACGCCTCTGATCTGGGTCTGCTGATGGAGCGCGGTAGCACTGGCAATAACGGGTTTATGGGTTGGGATGAAAGCGGCGATTTCTTTACTGTAGGCACAACTACCGGCACGGCGGATTCCACCGGCAACCTCACTTATTCTTTCGCACCGTTCAAGTGCTCGGCCATCACGGCAACGAGCGGAACCCTGGCGGGCATCACATCCCTTGGGCTAAATGCCGGGGCAACCATCACCGCTGGAATCCTCGATGAAGACGCAATGGGTTCAGACAGTGCAGTCGCGCTGGCAACCCAGCAATCGATCAAGGCCTATGTTGACAACAGTGCGCCGGAAGCTGGCGTCAAGTTCGCGTTTGAAAGTACGACAACAGACACTGATCAGGGCGCCGGCAAGGTATGGCTGAATAATGGCACACCCTCTTCCGCAACGGTTCTTTACATCGATGATGTCGAGGCTGGAGGCGTCAGTGTCAATGCCTGGGTGGACACATTTGACGATGTCAGCAATACCGTTGCCAAGGGCTACATCTACATCGCCAGCTACGGAACAACCAACGCGATCCTTGTCTACAAGGTGACGGGGTCCGTGGTTTCGGCTTCGACTTATTCCAAAATTACCGTGGCTCATATTTTAACAGTCGGGACAATTTCGGATGGCGACAGCATTGGCCTGACGTTTGTGCCATCTGGGGCAGACGGCAGTGACGGCGACGTGACTGAAGCAACCGCAGTCGCTCTGGCGATTGCACTGGGTTAACTAAGGGGGGAGGTATCCCCGAAAGGAAAAAAGACTATGGCTAATACATTTAAAGTTGCAACGAGGGCATCTGTGGATCATAGCAGCGCCGACACAATCTATACGGTGCCAGGCAGCACTACGACGGTGATCCTGGGCATGACGATCTGCAACCGTCACAGCTCGGCAACGGACATCGATGTCATACTGGTTTCTGATACCGGAGGCAGCAATCCGAATACCAATGCCAACGTCTATCTGCTGAAAGATACGAGCATACCAGCGGCTACGACTCTTGAGGTTTTTGCTGGGCAGAAAATCGTCCTGCAGACAACCGACAGTATCACGGCGCAAGCGGCGGCAAATGATTACATCGACATTTCATTGTCATTCATGGAGATCACATAATGCGCATTATCGGACCTACACCAATATCGGGAAAAATTTCAACAGCGGCTATAGATGACAATGCCGTCACACTCGCCAAGATGGCCAGTGGCACAGACGGCAATGTGATCAGTTATGACGCAAGCACAAATCCGGTCGCCATCGCCACGGGAACGTCGGGACATTTCCTTAAATCCCAGGGGGCTGGGGCTCAGCCCGTATTCGCCGCTGCTGGAGGAGCATGGAACCTGATTGGAACGTCTGTGGCTTCTAGTTCAGCCAGCCTTACGCAAACAGGGCTTGATTCCACCTATGATACTTATGCGATTGCCTTGTCTGACTTGGTTCCAGCAACAGATAATGTAGATCCTTACTTCCGATTTGGCGACAGCAGTGGAATTGATAATTCGGCTAGTGATTATGTCTGGGCGATTGATGGTGAGCAATCTTCTGATACCACCTATTCCCCGACCGGCGGTGTAGATAACTCCGACAGCGAAATAGCCTTATCGCAATCGGCCTCCACGGTTAATGGTGTCGGCAATGCTTCGGGCGAAGGTTTATCCGGCGTCTTTTGGTTAGGCCAGCCCGGAGATAGTACGATGCGGACAACGCTCCAAGGTACATATTCATTTTGGGATGGCAGTACTGTATTTCATCGATTCACTGGCGGCGGCGCAAGAAATGCGATTATAACATGTGATCGCATTCAGTTCCTGTTCGCCAGTGGCAATATTGCTACAGGTCGTATGACAGTCTGGGGAATTGCACATGCCTAACTCTTACACAGGATACAATTAAATGGCTCGACATCATATGATTAATGGCGAGAAAGTAATGTTCACAGCGGAAGAAGAGACTGCACGAGATGCAGAAGAGGCCAAATGGGAATCCGAAAAACCTGTACGGGCATTCATTGGTTTACGCAGTCGGCGCAATGAATTGCTTCATGATACTGACTTTTACTCGCTGTCGGACGTGACAATGTCTGATGAGATGAAGACCTACCGTCAGGCACTTCGCGACCTTCCTGCTACTCTTGATAATTCTTCGATACTTTCATTCGATATGGAAAGTGGCTTCCCAGCCAAACCCTAGATGGAATTAGGCGTTCGGGAGCTAGTCCAGTTTTCCGCTATACTCGTTTCGATTTCGGGCGCTTTTTATGCTGCTAGGAGCCAGCTGAAAAATCTCGCCCAAAAGATGGACAACCATGAGGCGCGGATTCTGAAAATGGATCACAGGCAGGACGACGCCGAATCCGCACGTGCAGTTATCACCTCCCAGATTGAAATTCTGAGAACCATTAGTTCAGTTGGCGCGTTGGAAAAACACAATAGAGAATTTGCGAGGATGGAAGCACGGCTGGAAATGCTTATTCGCGAGGTTGATCTTATAAGAAAACAACATAATCATTCGCATCCCTACACTCCACCGCCCAATCAATCGTGACTGAATATTGTTCTATTCCCATTACGACGACATCAGCCCGCGCACCTGGCGGGCGAAATACTTTTCACCGCCAGAGATAGCCTGTCGAGGGACGGGCGAGATCCTCGTCAACGACGACCTTCTGCTCTGCCTGGATAAGCTCCGGCATCAGCTGGGCCGACCTTTGAAGATCAGCTCAAGCTATCGATCCGCTTATCACAACGCCCAGGTAGGCGGAGCACCACGCAGCTGTCATCGAAAGGGGATCGCCGCCGACCTTCCGCTGGCAGGACATGACAAGTCGAAGCTGATCGAGCTGGCGAAGCAATGCGGGTTCACCGGATTCGGAATTAACTATCGTACTTTTATTCACGTCGATCTAGGTCGGCCAAGGAGCTGGTAATGCTGGATGCAATTCTCTCAGTAGCGACAGGCGGCGCAAGCGGCCTGATCGGAACGATCATTTCAAAAGGGTTTTCGATCTTCGACAACATCCAGGAGGAAAAAAAGTTCCAGCGCGAGCATGAACGCACCATCGAGATGCACCGTCTGGATTCGGAGCTGCGATCTGTCGAGCATGAGAACGAACGCGCCATCGCCGAGGTGCAGGCGGCAGCCGAGATGCGTGCGGCGACCTATGTGCATGATGCGTCAGCTGGTCGTCCATCCAGGTGGTGTACGAATACCCTGCGG